AGTCAGTTCAGCAACAGCCGGGGCAACAGCAGGGTAGCTAGTTTCTTCAATTGCAGACATCTTGAATGAAGACGTGGGAAAGATGATATTTTTTCAAGATTTTATTATTTCAATTTTTGTTAAAATATTATTTTTGCTAAAAATTTAAATTTTTCAACTTTAGTTCTCACACAAAATAAACGATAACCTAGAATACCTGATACACTATACACAATAGGCTCTTAAAAATCTAAAATGACGATCTCCAATGTATATCTAGCTAGCTTTCTAAGATATATTGTATCTAGAGGTATATCCATTTTGATATGTTAAATATGCAATGTTAAATATGCAATGTTAAATATGCAATGATAAATATGCAATCTATAAAAAATAAAATAAAAATAAAATAAAAATAAAATTTGTTTTCTTTCCACATTCAATTTCGTCGAATAATGTGTGTGTGTGGACGCCACTTTTTAGGCTCACAACAACGTGCATTTGCATAGTCTCTTATAAAACGCTGGCAATGCACCGACACAAAACAGAATCACAATAACAACGCTGGGACCAAGCAACAAGTTTCTCTCCATTGAAACTATAGATGCGTCGCCCGTTGCAGCAGCATTGTAATTCTTGCATTGCAAATCCATTGAATGAATGATTTATAAAACGCTGGCAATGCACCGATACAAAACAGAATCACAATAACAACGCTGGGAACAAGCAACAAGTTTCTCTCCATTGAAACTATAGATGCGTCGCCTGTTGAAGCATTGTAATTCGTGCATTGCGAATCCATTGATTGAATGATTTTAAGGCAAAAACACCCCCAAATGAATAATGCCAGAATTGACATGATTACCAGCAACGTGGCAGCATTGATAATTTTGGTAGCAGTTGGTTTGTCAGTAATTAGTATGTAACAACACATGAAACAAACTACTCCCAGTACTATATAGATGACACCACTGACGATGAGAGCCTGAGGAACACTGATGCCGATAGGTGGGGTATGTAGGACATGAAATCGTTGAATGTCGCCGCAACTGCCGACGCAAGGAGACTCACAGATCATAGCGTTGTTTTGAACACCGTAGACAATCATCACCACTGGCAAGACAAAACACACACCAATGACTAACAAGCGCAAAAGCAGGCCGCGAACAATGCTTCCACAACAGTCATCGGTTACGCCTGCATTTGCTCCTTGAAAGATCAAGTTGCTTTGTTGCTGAGCAGATGCAGGTTCTTTGATCAGTATGGCAACAGCATCCTGAACAGCAGCATCCTGAGCAGCAGCAGCCGGAACAGCAGCATCCTGAGCAGCAGCAGCCGGAACAGCAGCATCCTGAGCAGCAGCAGCCGGAACAGTAGCAGCCGGAACAGCAGCATCCTGAGCAGCAGCAGCCTGGGGGCTAGTTTCTTCATTTACAGACATCTTGATTGAAGACGTGGTAAAATGTGATATTTAAATAACGATTATATTATTTCAATTTTTGTTAAAATATTACTTTTACTGAAAATTTAAATTTTTCAAGTTTAGTTCTCACACAAAATAAACTATAACCTAGAATACCTGATACACTATACACAATAGGCTCTTAAAAATCTACAATGACGATCTCCAATGTATATCTAGCTAGCTTTCTAAGATATATTGTATCTAGAGGTATATCCATTTTGATATGTTAAATATACAATGATAAATATGCAATGATAAATATGCAATGATAAATATACAATGATAAATATGTAATCTATAAAAAATAAAATAAAATAAAAATAAAATAAATAAAAAATTTGTTTTCTTTCCACATTCAATTTCGCGTAATAATGTTTGTGTGGTTAAACACGCGAATAATAAATATAGTAGCAAAAGCCTGCAAACGACAGAATTAACATAGAAACGCTGGTACCAAGCAACAAGTCTGGCTCCATCGAAACTACAGATGCGTCGCCTGTTGCATCATTGTAATTCTTGCATTGCATATTCATTTTACTAACGATGACAATGCAAATACACGACCAAATGAATAATAACAGAAATTCACTGGCGTACACAAGTTTGTAATGCTTGTAAGGCTGCCAGGAGTAAAAATATTTGAGAGACATAGTGATGACGAAATTTGTGGCCACTACAATAACGAGGACACCACTGACGATGAGAGCCTGGGGAACACTGATGCCGATTGATGGGGTATGTAGGTCATGGGATCGTTGACTGTTGCTGCAATTGCCGACGCAAGGAGACTCACAGACCACTGCTTTGTTTTCCGCACCATAGGAAATCATTGTCATTGGTAAGATGTAAAACACACCAATGAAGACAAAGCCTGCAATCGCACAGAGCAAAATTCTTCCAATAATTCCACAATAACAGACCACAGGCTTAGAGAAAATTCCCTCAAATGTTGATAAGTTGTTGTTCTGTGCGAAAGGTATGGCAACCTGCTCGTTCGGTTCGATTTCTATGCTGAAGAAAACCTGCTCATATGATGGTGGCGGAAGAGTATCATATGATGGCGGCAGAGCGTTTTCATTAACTGCAGCAACTGCATCATCTGGAACAACTGATCCAGGTATATAAAGATTCATCGGTAGTTCTCTAGTTGCAGATATCTTGAATGAAGACGTGGTAAAATGTGATATTTAAATAATGATTAAATTATTTCAATTTTTGTTAAAATATTACTGAAAATTTAAATTTTTCAACTTTAGTTCTCACACAAAATAAACGATAACCTAGAATACCTGATACACTATACATAATAGGTTGTTAAAAATCTACAATTACGATAATCTATTACAATACCTAAATAATTGTTGATAATACATCTACTACCGCAATATTTATAATACAATATGAATGTATACCTGTTTCTCTTATTAGAAAATTATAAGTTTGTTGAAAAAATGATTTTTAATCTATTCTAGTATTTTAGTATTCTTCCAGAATAAAATATGCCAAAACAAAACTCAAGATTATTTCTAGATATTGCTATTTGTAAAAGAAATTGAATTAGAAATTTAATAAAAAATTGATTTAAATAAATCTTTGTTATGACTATACTATATTTCTCTTTGTGTACCTAACACAGTAATATTAGTTAATAGAGCATTAGTTAATAAAGTATTATGAATATTATAATGAACAAAGAAATTGTAAATCTAGCTAAAAAAGCAGCTATATACTCTGATTTAAAACAGCAACACGCATCAATTCTAATTATAGATGATATGCTTATATCCGGTTATAATCATTTTTGCTGTGGTAAAACCAATATTGCAGTACACGCAGAAGAAGACGCCATTAATAATTTTATAACATTGTGTAGGAAGAAATATTTTGATGATGCATATATTAGAAGGCGATTGCGACGTGCATTATTGATTACTGTTCGTGTAAAAAATGGTATTATTAAATGTTCCGCTCCTTGCCAAAATTGTATAGAAATAATTAAAAGTTATGGGATTCGGCAGATTATCTATAGTGATATTGATAAAAATGCTAATATCTATTATATCCAGCAAAAAAGCCGGGATCTCACGAATCGCCCATCTAGTGGGTTCAGGTGGCGCGAGCGACAAAAAAAATCTATATTGTTGAATAGGTGATTCTATTTCCTTTGTTTTATCTTTTTTCTTTTTTATTACTTAATTCTAGAAGTATTGCTTAATTCTAGAAGTATTACTTAATTCTAGAAGTATTGCTTAATTCTAGAAGATGATTCTAGATAATAAAACTAGGAAATCTAGCAAATCTAACAAATCTAACAAATCTAACAAATCTAACAAATCTAGCAAAACTAACAAATTTAGTAAAACTAGTAAAACTAGGAAATATAAGAAATCTAAGAAAACTAGAAACCTAAATACAACTGGTTTGGATTCTGGCAATGCGCGAATAATTAAGGTATTAGAAATTGTTAAATCCTATTATGCTAGAGAACACAATACAATACGGGTTAGTGCCTATGAGCGTGCAATCTATCAACTTAAGAAATGGCAACACCCTATTAAAAAAGGTAGTGATGTCGCACATTTAGAAGGTATTGGTAAAGGTATGATTCAAAAGATTGATACTATCTTATCCACCGGAACTCTTCCCATTATCCAAGATAAAGGACTTACAGGACTTGCAAATAATCCAATTAGCCAAGTTCTCGGTTTTAGTGCAAAAAGTGCGGCGGATTTAGAAAAACAATATGGTATTAAAAGTATCTTAGAATTAGAAGAATTAGTTAAACTCGGTGTGCCAAAAATACAATTATCTAGAATACAACAAATAGGATTACGTTATCATCACGATTTGCAAGAGAAAATCCCAAGAACTGAAATCACGCATATAGGAAATAAGATTGATAAAATCCTATTGCAAGAGGGTGTTATAGTATTATTAGCGGGAAGCTATCCATCTGGATTGAAAAAAGAAAGTAAAGATATTGACATTTTACTAGTAGCGCAAGATTCAAATAAGTTGAAATCGAAATCTTATCTAGAAGAATTAATTCAAAAGTTGAAAACAGAAATGCCTCTAGAGACCGTTTCTATTGGTGCTAATAAATTTCTAGGTCTTATTAAATTAACAGATATAGATATACACATACATCAGGATGCTGCCAAATGGCGACATTTAGATATGCGCCTTGTAGATATGCGTGCATTTCCTTATGCGTGGTTATATTATGTTAGTGGTGTTATATTTAATAAGCTGATTCGTGAAAAATTAAAAAAAAAGGGATATAAATTAAATGAATGGGGATTATTTAAAAGTGGTACGCGTATACATCTAGATGGTGAGAAATCTACCGATGAATTAGAAAAACTATTTCGGGATAGGGATGGGAATGGGAATATGAAAGGAAATATGAAAGAAGATTTATTAAAATACGCTGACAACATAGAAAAAGAAATATTCAAACTAGCACAATTAGAATATAAGACTATTCAAGAACGCTATTAGAATTTTATTTTCCTTACTTTTTTAATGAATGCCATTTTCGTGCAGATAATCATTAATTAATAATTGCATACGCCTATCATCTTCAACGTATGCATAGTATTCGGGTATAGGATCCGTTGGAAAGAATGCTTTTAGTTGTTTCAAGTGTTCTTTTAGATAGCCTAGAAGAATCTTTTGCATACTGGGTTCCCTGGATTCCTTATTATCAGACTGCGTATCTAGAAGTATTTCAATAAATTTATAATAGTTCCATTTATAATATTCATCCATAAAGGAGATAAATAATGGTGCAAAGCTAGCACGATGAATCCATAAGTCTCTAAACTCTTGAAAAGACATCCTGTTGAATATTATACAAGTGCCATCGTCTAATGTGCATTCTAGAGATACCCTCATACGGCTTAAGATCTTAGAAATGGGAATTAAATAAGTTTCAAGCGCCTGACGTTTGTAATTATGTGTTAGACATTTGTATGTGTGCGGCGAAATAAGTTGATATACCAGTGCAAACTCATTATCCAGAGCCCAATTAATCCACCTCAAGCCTGTTGTTGCATAAGTAATAACTGGCATATACATTGGAGTATCGTCTTTAGCTAGACAATCAGGCATAGCTAAATAGACATTAGGTGCAGTATTTTGCATCCATAACCGTCGTAATGTATTAGATGTACAATCCATCAGATTTATAAGTAGCGAACCACATCCCAATGTTTGAAATTTTGCAATGATGTTATTCACTCCGCGCTCATCGATATTATGTGGGATAATGTATGGTGCTATAAATGAATTATATTTGATATGCATTTCATCATTGGTGATAACTCCATTTGCTGCGATAATTGGATTATATAACACACTAGGATATACAGATACCAAGCCATGGGGAACTGCATGCTGCTCTTGAGAGTACATAGGATCAATCAAGAACATATATTGATTAATATTAATTGTACCTATATTATGTTGTCTCACATGTTCTAGAAGAGCTGGGCTGAGCTGAAGTCCCGGTGTTTCAAGTAAATTTTTCACAAAGGCGGGACACTCGTGATTACGTCGAGATTCTGCAAAATCACCCTTATGAACAAAAGAACCGACAATAATGGATACAACGTAAATAGATAATTCATCACGGATCGCTAGTTCTTTCATAGATTGCAAATTATCAATTATTAAGTGTGCTAATTCATCAATAGAAATATGCGGTATAGCACAATTCAACTTTGGAATGGGAACGGGTTCTTCTGCAGATGCCATTGCGGGTGGCCTTGGGACTTGTAAAAATATAATTTAATATTTTGTAATCAGTAATCAATTTTTGTATTATTTTTAACTATTTTGCTATTTACCTAGCTTATAACTTTTTGAAATTGATAATGTAAAGCATATCTTGGCAAGGGATACATCCCGATTCTTTACGCTGAACTAATGGTTCAGCTTGGCATTTTATACCTAAATGAAGATCTTCTAATCGGGTTTGTGGTGTAATTTGAATACGATCATATCGAGTTGCAAACGCCCAATTTATATTCTCATCATTAGCCGGTAATGCTTGAAACCCACACGTAAACCCAATGACCTGCATATATTTATCAATCGATTGAAAATCTGCGGGTGATAACAATGAAAGATTAACTTGTCCGTTATCATTACCATAAAAATGCTTACATAACATTGTAATTAATTGTAATAGAAATTCAAATAGTTCTTTCAAGCTATCTAATTCAAATCCAAGCGGGTAAGAATTAGCTTGTGGATTTTTCTGTGCTATTATATCGCGAAAAATCTCATTAATAGTAATATCCATTTATTAAAGGTTATGCCTAATATAATATGCCTAATATAATATGCCTAATATATAAGATTGAAATTTTAAAATGGAAAAAACCTTATTTTAATCAAAAAATTGATTTTATTATAATAAGTATTTTGTTATTATTTTCTTCCATACAAATGGCAAAGTCAAACCGCCCCTCGAAATGTGCTCGTATTGAACCGGAACCTATGGATACTATGGATACTATGCCTAATGCACCGGAATTTAATGCAGTCGTTGCACCTATGAATGCCACTCCAGGATTCAATCCAATTAAAGTAGTTTCAGTTGCAAATCCAGACTTATCAAAGCGTTTTGAAATTGAATCTGCATCTATTGCAAAGCAAAATAGTGGAAATCCCAATATTATTACTGGGAATTATTGCGCATCACTAGCAGAGATTAAAGCTATTTTGAAAGATGGATTTGGTGGTTCTTTCAAACGTAGCCTTTTAGGATTGGGTGCATATTTTAGTGAAAATGTGCTTAGGGCAAATGACACTTCTCCCGATAAAGGTAAACCTGATTCTATACGTTGTATGCTTGTTTGCAACGTAGCATTAGGTAAATTCAAGGACTATAAAATAGGACATATCGATCCAGACTTAGTTCAAGCCCCAGAAGATTGCCATTCAATTCGTGCATTTATTTTAAGAGACTATGAATATGTTGTATATAACCCGAACCAGATTTGCCCTATGTATTTGGTCTTCTATAAATTTACAAATACTGCACTAGAAATGGAAATACCAACAAATATACCGCCAGGTATCACAGAGCCACTAGTGTTAATGACACTACGTCTAAGACAGTTTATCTCAAATCTTAAAAAAATGGCAAATAAACCAGAATATAATTGTTTAGGTGAAATCAATACACAAATTAGCAATTTATTGAAACAAACTATAGATGCTAGGCAATTTTTACAAGAAGTATCTTCATTATTAAAGGTTATACCTCCACCCGATGTGGAATGCAAACTGCAGACTGAGATTGCAAAGTGTAAGATAAAACTACCAGCACCAGCACCAGCACCAGCACCAGTACCTGCACCTGCACCTGCACTAGCACCTGCACCAGTTATACCCATTGCAACTATTTCATTGCCTACTAAAGAGCCGGAATTAACACCAATTGATGAAGCTGCATCTATATTGATATCATTTAAATGTGTTTTTGTTAATACTAGTGCTAGTGCTAGTTCTATGTCATCTAAAAAGACTGTTATACGCAAACGCAATACCAAAGCACCTAAACACTAAGTTAAGAATTGTTCTGCACAGATAGATGTGCTAGTTGTTTATCATAAAGTCATTGTTTTTCTTTATTATTTGTTTTTTTATCTTTTAGACTATTTAAAAATCTATGAAAAATATCTATTTTATATCTAGAATCTAAAATATAGAATCTAGAATTCAATATATATTTTTTACAAATATAACCAAAAGAGAATAATATAATGAATTTTAAATATACAGGTTTATTTATAGCAGTATTAATTTTATTAGGAATGTTAATAACGTGTCATTTGCGTAATTATTTTAATATACCTAATATACCTAATATACCTAAAAGTGATTTTATTAATCTAGTAGTGCCAACGGGCACCTCTGCATTACAATATAATAAAATTTCTTATACTCCAAGTATTCAAAAAATACCATGTGATATTGCAAAGCAAGGTAATTTTCCTTGCAGTCAAATTCAACAATGCAGTTCACCACAAACTACACAAGCCACACAATTATCTGATAGCGAACTAGCAATACTTTATAAAGAAGCATATGAACGAGCAGGATTGGAAGTTATGAAGAGAATTTTAACAAAACAAAATTTATAAAAAACATTATAAAATAAAAATATTTTATAACACCTATTAATAAAATCCAATTAAATCCTCA